CGACAGACGGGTCAGCAATCGAGCCAATCAACTGCAGGGCAGTCGCACTGATTGCAGCCGGCACGATCAGGAAGGCAGGCTGAATGTTCAGAATCACGTCTGAACGCAGGCCCTTCTTTGTCATCATGCTAATGTATGCAGTGTTCAGAGTGGTGACACTCGGAGCACCTGCGCCGGACGCATAGTTTGCGTGCCCACCAGCAGTCGTCTGGGCAGTCGCGTTGAACAGCGTTCCGGTATCAGCCATTGCCGCGTTAGCGGTCAGGACGCCATAAACGGCTTGATTCTGCAGACGTCGGCATGCAGCACCCTGCATTGCAGGAATACGGCTGATTGCGTCAAGGTCATCGTTCACAACGGTTTCCCAGGTAACGGTAAACATGTTACCGTACTTGTTGACCTTGTAGACTTCCTTCGCGTCACTCATCGCGGCTTCTGGATACTCCTTGCCTTCCGGCACCATTTCAGGAGTGCCCATTTCGCTGAATCGAATGCGGTTCAGGTTTTTGAAGTCCGCAGTCGTTCCGGCGTCGCGAGCCCAGACGTTCCAGGTATAAGGAGCCTCCTCATAGCCTGCCAGCAGCGTCTTATTCGCTGCATCGAGCAGCAGATTCGAAAAGCTGCCGGTGGTGTGGTACGCATCACGCTGAATCCTGAAGCGGTTTGCCGTTCCAGGGTGCCCCATCGCAACCAGTGCGATATCCTTCGGGGCCATTCGGCGAACATCGCAGCCGAGTCGCTCCGCGTACATTTCAGCCATGCGGGACAACTTCATGTTGCGGAAGTCTTCATGGCCTGCCGCTGGTCGCTCGATTGTCTGACGTGAGCCAGACGCACGCAGCGTTCGCATGACAAGCCCGTCGCGGGCAGCGGCGAAAAGCTTATCATCGGCAGACTCAGTAACAGCAACGCGATCAGTTGACTGACCGACTGGTTTCGTGGCCATGCGTTCCAGCACCTTTGCTCTTGCGGTGTTCAGGTCGCAACCTTCATCGCACAGCGAATCGGCAAAAGACCGTTCGATTTTGTGAGCCGCACACAACGACTGGATTTCTTTTCGGCGTGTGGCGTCGATCTGCAATGCGCGAGCAACTGCAGCAGTGACGTCTTCTTTGGGTTTGTCTTCTGCAGTTGACATGTCTGCGTTCTCGACTTTCTTTTCTTCTGCGGCCGGCACTACTTCGCCAGCCATGCTTTCAACAGTCTCAGCCTCAGCCGACGCGGCTGGAGCCATCTTTCCAACAACCCACGACAGCACCTGATTTGGATCTGTCATGCCTTCTGGGAGCCCCATCGCTGCGAGCTGGCCCAACAGTGCCTCGTCCATTCTCTCTACCTTTCTTTCGAGGTCCGTATATGACCTGCGGACAGTGGAAAGCTCGTCTGCACCAGTGGCACAAATCGAAGCGTTATGCGGCTGCCATCGCGTGTGAATGATGGCCGGCCCGTCGATCGTCTGCCCGCGCGAGGTCGTGAACGACTTACCCTGCGGAACAAACAAGGATTCAAGTGGTAGTGCAGTGATTGAAAAGTCTGTAATGTGACCCTCATTCATCCGCTGACAGATCAGTTGTGCTTCTGGATCAGACGCAAACACGGGAGCCCCGTGAAGCTCGCCACCGACAACCTGAAGCTTCTGAATACTGCCGAATATGTTCCTGACCGTTGAGTCGTCGTGACTGTCAACGATCGGAATCTGTTGTTGATTCGTGCGAAGTATGACGCCTTCCATCAGCAGCACTTCACTGATGACGTAACCGCGTTCCTCGTCGTATCGCCTGACTGGTGTTTCAGTGGCAATGCAGACATCGGTAACACCGGCTGAGTAACCAACAGATCGCAATACGACTGCCGGTGATTTCAGTGGCGGGAGCTTGCCTTTTTTACGGGCCATCTGTTACGGCCTCCGTCGCTGGAACTTCGTCAAGATTCGTGTCTACTGTGCCATCCATTGCGTCAGTTATCAGGGCACTGGCAGTGGCCTCAGTCAGCCCCAGCGTCTGAAGAAACACACGGGCCTTTGTTTCGCTGGCAGTGCCGGCAATTAGTTCAGCCAGGATGTCTTCAATCGCCTTTCGGTTTCTACCCCACTGCAGGCGGCTCATGTCAGACATTTCGCCTGCTGGTTGCTGCGATGTGGTATCACCAGACGCTGCTGCACCAGTTGCGGCCATCTGCTGAGCTTCGGCCTGAGCGTTTTCGATCTGCGCCATGTCAGCAGACACCAGCCCCAAAGTGCGTTTCAGCTTTTCCTCTTTGGCTCGCTGGTAAAACACGTTCCGCCAGTTCTTGCCGCGCTGGCCAAGTTCGTCCTGATACGTGCTCTGGAATGATGTCAGTGCCGAGTCAGATGCTGATTGCTCGCTCTGTGGGTCGACCCATTCCCACGCAGGCGTTTGCCATTCGACAGCGGTTGTCATGCGGCGATCTGCCAGGATATCGGTCATTGACGGAAACCCTGGCACGCCCAGCGTTGCAGCCTGATCGTTGAAGCGGTCCCAGATCGGCTGGCAGCAGTGCTGCACCATGTATCGTTGCCATCGACGGAATCGGCGACGGTCTTCCAGCATACTTGTGCGGCTGCTGCTGTAACTGGTGCCGCTGTAGTTGCGGCTCACCACTTCGTAACTTAGGCCAGTCCCGACGCTGATCCCCCGCAGCATCAGGTTAATCCAGGGCTCTGACGCTGAATTTGGTCGACCGGGATTGATTGACTCGACTGACTCGCCAGGCTGCAGGCGAACCACCATTGCTGGCTCTAAGTATTCAAACTGGTTGCCGTTGGCGTCTTCTGACTCGCTGTCAGTGGACGGCATCAGCCCTGTGCCGGCTCGGCCAGTTGTTGTGATGGCCACGCCAAAGCACGACGCCACAGCCGACGCCTGAATTTCGTTGTCGACATAGACGCCCAGGTCACGCAGCCATGACATCACAGGAGCAAACCACGAAACGCCGCGGGTCTGTCCAATGCGGTCTACGCGGAACAGATGGAGGATATCTTTCGCCAGAATTCGCTCTGGCTCCTGGCGGCCCGTGGTATACGGCCCGTTCGGGTGTTCCGGATAAATCCAGTACGCCAGCGGTTTTCCAAGCTCGTCCAGCTCAACGCCCCGCGTGATGCGGTTTCCGTCTTTACTGCGAACCTTGTACGTGTCTTTTTCGTTGGCCAGTCGGTCGGCTTCAATCAGTTCAATAGCCAGCGGTACAGGGCGATAGATGCCGCGATATTCTTTTTTCGGCGTGTTGACCAGGTGAATTAGAACTTCACCGGCTTCGACCATCTCTCGCTGAGCTAACTGCTGGATTTCCGCGAAGCTTAGACGCCCGTTGACGTCACAGACTTCGCACCATTCGGCCCACACCCGATCACGGATTTCGTTGACGTCTTCAACGTCTGTCCCTTCAGGCGTCTCAACCTGAGACTGAGCCCCGATTCCGCAACCAACCACAGAGCTCACGATGGTGTCAACGACGCCCCAGGCATAAGCGTTGTCGCGCACTAGCAGCCGTGACCACGCCCGCAGTTTATCCGCACCAAACGGGCCGAGCATTTCACTGTCAGCCGATTGGTTTTTCGACTGCTTATTGTTGGTTAATCGATTGGCTTCAGCCCCTGCGTACATCCGCTCAAGTGTGCGGCGCTGCATCGTTCGGCGAATGCCAGACGCAGGTGACAGCATCCCGACGAGACGGTCAATGGTCGAACCAATCATTGACTGGTCCTTTGCATCTTGGCCAGCCGGAACATCCCGCCGCCTGATTCGCGATCCACCTGAGACTGCAGAATGTTCCGCTGCTCAAATAGCGCGTTGAGGTCGAGGGCGGTGACCGTGCGCGAGCCAATCGAGTACGAGGACGCACCGCCGGTCAGGAGTGCTTCAATCGCTGCGTCGATTTGTGCCAGCAGTGATGCGGGTGTTGCCATGCCCGCAGTGTCGTAGCAATGCGGCTAAATTGGCAAAGAATGGTTGCGTGTGTATGCTATGCCGTAGTAATGTGGTCGAGTCATTTACTCGGAGAACGGCACATGAGTAAAACAGCAGCTGGTGTCATTCTGGTGGCAGGTCCGATCGTTGCGTGGTTCGGCGGCGATATTTCAGCCACTGCAAATAACCAGCCGGCAACCCCTGACACGGACTTCTATTATTCCATGAT